AACGTCCCCAAGTGAACGATCTCCCGCGAAAGTTCATGGTCGATGTACAAGGGAATGCCGTGATCAATGCACGCCTGACAAAACACAATGTCTTCGCCTATGTGAACTTCACTGGACGCATCCCAGCGAAACTCAAACCACGGTTGCGGCAACTGCTGAAAAACCCGCGCTTCAATCAGGCACAAGCCAAATCCCAGTCCAGTCACTTCCTCCAAGGAAGCCGTCCGTTCAGAGGTGACGACTTGCTGATAAGGCGTCGGGCCATTGGGGTAGGGCTTCGTCGCCACAAACGCGCCATTCGGGACTCGTTTGCGGTAATTGACCGCGACCACGGGTTGCCGCCAGCGGGCCAGCTTGTGAACGGCATCTCGGGGGAACACCATGTCATCGTCGATGAAACAGATATGCGTACAGCCGTCCGCTAACGCATCCCGAACCAGGAGGTGCCGGTTGTCGCACACCGAACTGGATTCCGCGATGCGCAGGGAAAAGTTCTGCTCGGACAGGCCGGGCAACACATAGGTTTGCGCCAGGAACGGCGTCAGAGTGGATAAGGACAGCGTAAAGCCCGGCTTGCAATAGCCCGCCGAGCTAATACACAACCCCACCTTGAAGCGGTTTTGCTGTAAGGAGAAGGTTGTCATTTACGCTTGCGTCACGCCACGCAGGCCGGTCAGGGTGTTGGGGTCATTGATATGCGCCCACACGATGACGGAAGTGGTGTCCGCCGCCACGCCAGTCGCGATGGTGCCCCGAGTGTCGCCAGTGGTGGTACTGGCCGTGGTGGTCACGCCCGCCGTGATCGTGGCGGAAGTATCCGCGACATCATTGCGGTATACCCGAAACACGTCGGCTTTGGCCGCCACTTTGTAGGGCAAGCCCAAAACATCGCCATGACCCACATTAAAGAAATTCAACTGCTGATCCGCCGTCGCGGTAAAGGTGACGCTCTTGATGTACTTGAACGCCTTTTTGCCGGAATAGGCCGAAGAGGTGCCGGTCGCCGCAATCGTGACGAGTTCCGACATGGGCTGCTTGTATTCGTCAAACCCGGAAATCAACACGGTGCCACTGGCGATGCTGGCGGTATGCGTAACAGCGACGGTGACATTGCGCGGAACGTCCAGCGTCAACACGGTATGCGCCGCGCCGGTGTAATCGTTCAGGGTGGTCGCCGTGGTATTGGCGGTATCTTGCGGAGAAGTCGCCGTTCCCGCCGAATAGGTGATGCTGCCACTGGTGGGCAGTTCGGTGGTTTTGGCGTCTTTAATCAGCGAATCGGCATCCAGCGGAATCGGACTGCCCAGATCGAGACGGGACAACAGCCCGACCGGAACGCCCTTGCTGCCATTGACGCCGAACTTGCTGCCTTCATAAGCGCGACCGACAAACAGGTTGTCGCCGCCGCTGAGGTTGTGCTTGGTAGCCATACAGAAATCTCCATAAACCGCCGTAGCGATTCACACCCAAGGGGGCAGAGAATAAGAAAGGCGGGCATAAAAAAGCCCACTGGCCGGAGCCAGCGGGCAGGTGTCGTCAAACCAACCAAGGAGGGACAACATCGGAAGAATGACGGAACTATAAAGCGGTTTAACAGCCTTGTCAAGTATCCTACCCCGGAAAGGAGTATGAAAACAAATAACAAAAAAAATCAACAGCTTGGTTGGTTAATGACGGTGAATTCAGGTTCGTCACTATCGAACAGCGTCAAATTTCCAGCAATATCCCCTTCACCAGCAGAATGTTCTTTGAGGTAAGCCGCTGCCCTTCTTAACACCGCAGGGTTGTCTTTGAAAAGCCCAAGCCCTGTATTGCATCCGTAACACAATAACTTCCTTATTTTCCCTGTCTTGTGACAATGATCGACTACTAAAGTAGTAGAAAGGTTTTTCTTATCAGAAAATACATTTCCATGCGTTCCACAAACGTAGCATTTTCCTCCCTGTTTTTCAAACATTTCTATGTAATCATCCAGTCCTATGCCAAACTGCTTTTTCAGTCCGCTTGACTTTGCTTTGTCTGGGTTTAATGCCCTCCATCTTTTTTGGTAAGCTTTGCTGTCTTCGGTCGCTGGGAGTTGTTTTTTCCAATAAAAATTATCAGGACCAAACTTTTTTTTAATATCTATCCTGGAAAAAACATATTTTTCATTTGAAGATGAGTCTGGCTTAGACCCTTCTACATCATTAACAAAAACCCAAAAATCATCCCAGGCAGGCACCCTTCCTTGTTTCGTTCTTTTTTGATGTGTCCACGAATTATATAAATGATGAGTTTGCCTTTCGCCATAACCAAATGATGAGTTTGGCAATCCACGCTTAACCCACATTCGATAATGTTTTTCACAATATCCACGAGCGACATGAAGATTATTGCAATCTTCTTCCGAACAAAAAGCAGCAGGCTTCCCTTTCCGTTGATAATCTAAAGAACCCGTTTTATGCCAGCGCGTGTAGCAAGCACGACACCAACCACGGGCAACAATCTTTTCTTCTTTACCACAATGCGAACAAGGCATGACTACAGACTCCATGAACAATGAAGTCTGTAGTATGCATTATACTGGATTAAACGTCAACAAATTTACGTCAACTTCCAGCACTGCCATACAGCGCCCGGGGGTCACTCCAACCGACGGAAAACCGACGACGGACTTTGTACAGGGCGTTGCCGGTATTGAAATCCTCATCCATGCCGCGCTGCAAGCCGACCCGATCAAAGAACTTCAAGCCGTCCATCGCATCGGTCTTCACGAACCAGGCGTCAGTATCCGTCAGCCGAGTGATCACCTGAACATCCTCGCCAATGACGCCCAGCGCCTTGATGGCATTAACGTCATTGTAATCAGTGCCGGGACGCTGCACGGAACGCAGCAAGCGAGCGGCTTCATAGACCAACTGCGGGGGAATGATCAGCCGCTTGGGTTTCAGCGCAATCGGCAGGTTACGGTCATCGACCGCCGTCCGAATCTGGATGAAAATATCCTCCAGCGCGGATTCACTCAGGTCCGCCGGGGTCGCCAGTTCATTGCTGAACGTGCCGCCGTACAGTAGCGGGTGATCGGTGGCCAGCAGTTCCTTGCCGTCGCCGCCCAGATACGAAGAACTGAACGCCCGGTTGAGGATGTTGGCGCTCATCACTTCGACCGTTTCCTTGACGGAACGCGCCAGCGCACGGGCATACTTCGCGCCCACCTGCATGTACAGGTTGTCTTCCAGGGCTTCCTGGGTGATGGCGAACTTCATGCCCACGGTGACGTGGTTGTAACGCGCCGTCCAACCCTGCCGCGCCTCGTCTTCGGCAAAGGCTTCGCCTTCACCCTTGATCGGGGCCGGGCCAAAGCCGGACATCAATACGTCTTCTTCCCACGCCTTGTCGGACGAATAAGTGTCAAAAACCTTGGAGTACTCTTCGGGATACTCCCGATACTCCATACCAAAATGGGCGTTTAGGCCCTCTTCCAAATCCTTGGGAAAGGAAGCGCGATTCATAGCCATGATGTATTACTCCGGGTCGCTTTACAGCGATCAATAGGAATTAGTTGATGCCACCCACGCCACCAACGACACGAGACAGAGCGTGTTCAGCGAACATCACTTCGATCTTGGCATACGCGCCATACGCATTGTCGGGACGATCCACCAGCCGCATCACGCGCAACGGCTCCCCTGTAGTGGCGGTGACGCCCGTGACGGTGGCATACGCGCCGCTCATTCCGGTGCTGGAGTTGCCCGTACCGGCATTCCAATCGGCCAACACCCCAATTTCCGATTCAGCGCACGCATCCGCTTGAATCTCGAAAATGACATCAGGATCGTCGATGACATACGCTTTAATATCGGTTTTTCCATCCGACACGCCCGGCCAGTGGTGAGAAAACACCACTTCGCCCGAGGCGGTCTTGTAAGAGCAACCTTTGAACACGCCAATATTGTCGGAATTATCCGCAGCGGCCAGTTGCACTTGACGGCCCGTTCCGGTCATTTCAACCGGGTCACCGTCGTAAATCGCGGTCGCATAAGTTGCCGCCACGCTGTAGGTGTTCATGGTGATTTCACCACCACCCAACTTGCGAACGGGACGGAACCCGAAAGGGGCATTTACATTAGCCATGATATTCAACTCCTATCGTCTCACGACGATACTGTTTCAGAAGCGAACGATTGCTTTAATCATCCGCGATTTTGGGTTTGCGTCCGGTCGAAACCTTCCGCTCAAACTTTTCCACTTCCGCCGCGCCATAGCCGTGGCCGCCGCCCGCACGTTGCGATAGATACTGTTCAATGGCACTGGCTTGCCGGGAGGCCATCTGGGCATGGTGGCGATGCTGTTTTTCGTGAATCTTCAGCGAGCGTTCCATGAGAATCATGTCGCCGTTAATAATCACGTTGCCAAAGCTGGCGTGCTGAACAATCGGCGCAAAGAATCCGGCAGGCAGCGAATCCGCCTTGCGGGGTTCCCATCCTTCGTTGCGTTTTTTCATGACGTTGGCCACGTCTTCCTGGCCGTGCGCCATGATTCTTACCCAGCGCTGGGCGAATCCT